AAAGTGAGGCGCATCGATGAATGGACGACGGCCCTGTGAACGACGTAAGTCTACATACTCGTTCATAGCTTCTTCTGCAGTGCCTTCATAGGCCCCAAAATCGTCAATATGCCAAGCCGCGCCCCAGCGAAGTTTAACACCACAATCCTTGGCGGCAGATTTCATAGCGTCAGCAATCTCATCGTAGAGATTCAACTCCCATCGGCCCCCGTCAATATATGCCATTAAATCAACGGCATAGCCTCCGAGATGCTTGCTCTTCATAGTCTGCGAAGCACCTTTCGCGACCAACGCTTCCTGCTCCTTGCGGGTTCTTAGTCCGCAAATTACACTGAAGTCCTGTTCGCTAATTCCGATAGCCATGCGAACAACGGCTTGCAGAGAAGCATCAACGCCCTCAAGCCGCTCGTTGCTGCGGTTTCCCAGTTTGTATGTCATTTCATGTCGCCTTTCATGTTCAGTAGCCCGTTATGGTCACGATCAATATATTTCAGATCATTTTCGACCAAAGCTATTCGCTGTTTGAGCTTGTTAATCTCATTGATGGTCATCGCCATGCTTGCATGTTCATCCCAAAGTTCGTCTATATCACCCCAAACATCTTCTATTTCTTCCGCGTTAGACTGCACATCACGTTTGAGATTGATGTTGTCCTCAATCGCCATGCGTGAGCCGATTTGACCTACCGTCTCTTCAAGACTGGCAATGGTAGCGGCCTGTTGGCTTACCCACCACACACCAGCGGCAAGTTGGACGGCCATAGCTGCCACAAGGGCTACAGGTAACTTTAGGTTTTCCATCACTTCCTCTTAAACAAAGCCTGCGCACCACGGACACCGAAGCTCGCGCTGATTGCGATACCCAACGAGTAAAAATACCAGTCCGGCGCTTTGGAAAGCTGCTCAAAACCACGGTCAACCCAGCCCTCTGCTCCAGGAATAAACGCTAAAATCAACGGGATAGATAGAACAATAACAAACCATTCATCTTTCCACGAGGACTTCGCCCCCTCCGCCATAATGCGCTCCCAATCGGCAACGCTCGTATGCTCCGACAACATAATCTTCGCCTTGGCTTCAGCCTCGGTCAGCTTGAGCTTGGCCTCTGCGGCCTGCTTAGTAGTCTTTGCGTCCAACCAACCCCCTGCGAGATTAGCAATCGGACCAATTAACGCCTGAATCATTTGTCATAACTTTCTTTGTGAACAATCTTGTTTGGAGTCACAGTGGTCGTAGACTCTTTCCCCATCCAAATACCGAAGGCTCCCGTGAAAGCCCCTGTTACAACTGAAATCAATCCAGCCTGACTAACAGACAAGTCCGGTTGCGACATCGCCCACTCCAAACAACGTATATACATGATCGTCGTAACCAACATCATCAAACGTGGAAGAATCTTCCAATCATCAAGTATCGTGTGTGCCATCTTCTAAACTCCTAGCGTAAGCAATCGCATATCGCTTGTGGTGCGTTATTATAACAACTTTTTCGTATTTGTCATATACAACGTAATCCCCTCTTTTATTTCGGAATAACCTCAAAACAATACACCGTAGTTTGGCTCGTAGTTATCAAGACTTTTGCATCCTCAAGAGCTTCTCTGCACTCATTCTCAGTAGTAAACTGATTGAGCTGATAGTGCTCGATATTGTTATTCATAACTTGAAACCAAATTAAAAACCACATTACCACTTCCCCTGACTTCTACCTATGAAATACAGTACAATCGCCAGACCAACGATACCTGAAAGCACCAGCAAAATACCTACAGTCCACTCTATCAGGGCGCGTTTAAAATTTTCTTTCTTGTAAATTTCTTCTTTACGTTGCTTTCGCATCTGCGCCTCGATATGTAAAACTTCCTCCCAAGCGGAGGGTCCGTACTGAAAACTGATGAAGTTCTTGATTTCCTTGCGCATTTCTGACATTTTCTTCTTTTGCGCAAAAATTTCTATGGCACTGTGCGTGTCTGATCCCTTGAATTTATACCACGGGGGGTTCTTTATTTGCTCTTCAGCAAAGGCAAAATCACTGCAAGCCTTGCCCCATTTGCCAAGCTGACCCGTAATGTCTTGCAATTCACGGCCCACAGCAATGCCTTGCTTGATGGCGTTATAAGCGGATGTAGCTAGTCCGACTGCTGTAATAGGATCGATCATGCCTCAACAAACCTCGCGGGACAAACGTAAAGATAGTTAACGCGAAAGACCCTGTCGTACCACAAGCCGTTGGTTGCCGTGCCGCAGTTGTAGTAACAGTACTGAAACAACTGATTGCCGCTTTGCGTCCATGCGTGTCCAAACGACACGAAGACCAACGCGCACAGCACTAAAACTCTCCGACAAACCTCTGAGGTCGGGCTATCGGACTGAACCGTTTGTTAACCGTGCCGCCAGAGGAATACTTAGTCTTTCCTGCATTGCTTAACGCAATGGCAACCGCCTGCTTCTGCGGTTTTCCAGCAGCCATTTCAGCCTTGATGTTCTGGCTGATTACATCCTTAGATCTACCTTGCTTGAGCGGCATCTTACCCCCTCATCATCTTCTGTCGCTGCACCTCAATACGATCTTGGTTGGTATCGTCCCGCTGGGCCGCGATGTCTTCTATGCTTTCAATACGAGCCGCGTCCGTCGCCGCACGTTGCTGCATTTTGTTCATCTCCAACTGAATCTGAGCTGCATCGTCAATCGACTTACGCTGCAAGTCTTGCTGCTTGACTCCAAGTTCCTGCATACGGATCTGTACCAACGGATCCTGCATGGGGTCCTGACCCTGTGGAGTAATTTTCGGCATCAGCTCGTTCATCAACTGCAACTCCTGTAAGGCGACCATCTTCTCGATCTCCTCTGGATTTTGCATCTGCTGCTGTACTTCCATAATCTGCTGCTGTGCCGTTTGCGGGTCAACCTCCCCGGACTGAGCCATCATCTGTACTTGAGCGATTAAACCTTTAATCTGCGTCATCACCATTTCACGAGCCTTCTTAGAGATGTGCTCCTGAAGGTGGCCCATTAAAGTTCCCGTGACCTGCGGTGAAGTCATTACGATAGGAGTCTTCATAAACATAACGTGAAGCTCGATATGTGCATCGTGATCCTGCCCATCAAACGCCATCAACAACTCACCCGTCAACGCCCGAGCATTCTCGATTAACGCATCAAGTGGCTGTGGTTGAGGAGGGGGTGGCAATATCTCGTCAATGTTCTGAACCTCTAAAGCCTGATACATTCGACGGAACGCTGCATGAAGGTTGTGTACCTGCGGGTTTGACTGCGCCAACTGTAACTGCGTTTGAGCAAGCGTAACGCGCTGCGCCATAGAAAATATATTAGGGTCGCTTACTGGGATTACATCAACACGTCCGTCAAAGTCCGCAGCCATAACCGTGCGATCCCCGCCCGCCACATCATATGGGTACTCTTGTGGGAGATTGTCGCGGAAGATTCGAGCCAAGACACGAAACTCGTTCTTCTGCGCATAGTGCAGCCGTTTATGGATAGCCGACATAACCTTCATGCCGCGCTCTAACAGGGCCACAGTGGTCCCTACAGGGGCCTCCTGGTTCATGTTAGAAGACTGCTGGTCTGCCAGTGACACAAAGCGTCTTCCGTTGTCCACAAGCATTCCTAGAAGCTGTCCTAGCGTTGCAGAAGGCTCTTTGTACGGAAGTGGAATAATCGCGTCCCGAATGTTGCCACCAGGCGCGTCAATGTCCCGCCATTCTCCAGGTTGTAAGGGTTCGTCGTCATTACGAACCCTTACGCCCCGAGCCTTGAACCCAGCTGGGAGGTTTGCCAGGGTCCCGGCGTCGATCAACTGGCGAAGAATACTCGTAGCAGCGCGACCTAACCCACCAATCATGTGGATCAAACCAAAGCCATAGAATCCCAGACCAGGCATAAACTTATAGTGAACGAAATACTGCTGCTTCTTCGCGAGCCCCGCATCTTCTTCAAAATTACGGCGGATGGACAGTACTTTCCCAGAACCTTCATCAATCGTTACAATGTAAGGCAGCGCAATACCCGTAGGTTCACCTTCAGGAGACATGTCCTCGAAGTTTTCAAGGTCTAAATCAACATGCATTTCAAGCACGGTGAAGACTTCGTCAGTGTACGTTTTAGAAGTACCCTGCAGTTCGTTTACTTTTTTACGGACCTCGTCCTCGTCCTCGTCGTACTTACTGACCTCAACGTCACGATAGAATCCAGCGATCTGCATCTTGCGCAGTTCATTGGCATCCATACGCAAAACATGAGTGACACGAGCCGCTGTCTGTAGATCAGACGCTGCATACGAAACGACCAAATCTTGAGCAGGCACAAACTTAGCAACCGCTCGCTGCTTGGCCTCATCAAAGTAAATTTTCTTAAAACACGAGCCCGACAGCGGTAAATAAAACAAAAGCTGATCCATGTCCGGATCGAACTCTTCCATTACTTCCATAATCTGGTAGTTCATGAAGTCCTTGACTCGCGATGCCTGCTCCTCACGAGCCGCATCCTGCATACCAAGAACTTGAGTTTGAACAGGGCCACCAGCAGGAAGCAGTTCTTTGTACGCCTGTGCCTGAAACTGAGTAACACTCTCACTAATCAGCGGGTGCGTGACTCCAGAAGCTCCTTCAAACGGAACAGTACGCTCTTCATACTTAACTCCAAGCTGATCCAAGCCCTTTGTGTAAGTCTCTTCCCACTCTGAACGAGACTCAAGGTCATCTTCGTAAGACGCCCGCAGGTCCGACGAAATTTCTCCAAGATAATCTTCATCTAAGAACTCCGCTAAGTTGTCGTCATGCGCTGGTTGAATCATAGATTCCTCCATTGCAATCATTTCTTCAAGACTTCGAACTACTGCGCCACCTTCGCCGTCGTCAACAACTTCAGCTCCATTAGGAAACATCTCCATCGGGGCCTCAACTGGAACCTCTACCGACGCTTCGTTAGGAACCATGTCCTCGGGACGAATCCCTGAATCTACAAGAGGTGGCAATGCCATCAGTAATACTCCCGTTTACGACGATACTCGTCGTGTTCTTCTTCCTCGCCAAGCAGAGAAACGAAACCGCCCTGCCTGAAACGCATCAGTGCTAACGTCATGCTATCACAAAAGTCATCATGATCGCCATTAGGAAATGAAACTACTTCTTCGATAACTTCATCAGCAAACTTCTTGTCGTTTGGGGCCCATACTACACCAGCTTCGAACAATGGCGCAACCATATGCATCCTAGTGACCTTATCTCGCCCTTTCCCTGGCGAAAATCCTAGTGCCGGAATACCACGAAGCCGCAACTCGTCAATAAGCGGTGTACCCGTCGCTTTCGCTTCGACCACAACCATGTCCGGCTCCCAGTATTCGTGCTCTTCATACGCGACTTCCTTTAGTTCAGGGAAATTCCACCGACCTCGTCGCGCATCCAGCAAAATCAAATTGTCAGACCCGCCCTCATCCGGCTCAAACACGCCCCAAGTCGTAATCGCGCTGTAATCAGCCGATTCTTTCTTGGAAAACGCCGTATCGTAAGACTGAATAATGTACTTGACAGGCGGAATATCCTTCTTAGTCCACTCCTGCCACCATTCCCGCTTAATAATCGCAGAATCAGAACTCGTCGGCGTCTGCTGCCACTGCGCATTCCATTTTTGCACAGGCAATGACGCCTTAATCCCCAGTAATGCGTCTTTTTCCCAAAACTCCGGCCATAACGGCTTGTCAGATGGCAGAATCGCAGGAAATTCCACAACCTCCCACTGATCCGCCATGACATCGCTGCCCTGCGCGGCCAACAAACGGCCTGTCAAGTCTTTTTTACCCCAACGAGTCATAACAATTATGATCGCACCGCCAGGTTGAAGACGCTGACGAGGCCCAGAAGTGTACCACTCATACGCATTGTCAAACGCACTCTCACTTAAAGCATCCTGCTCCGAGTGTGGGTCGTCAATTACAAACAAATCCGCACCACGACCCGTGACCGCAGCGCCAACACCCGCCGCAAAGTACTCGCCGCCCGCGCTCGTCTGCCATTTACCAGCGCCCTTGTTGTCTTCTTTCAGATTGGTATCAGGGAAGATGTCCTTATATTGTGGGTCGTCTATAAGGTCCCTGACCTTGCGGCCAAATCGAACCGCAAGCTCCGTGTTGTGAGTAGCCTGAATAATCTTGAGCTTAGGATTCCGGCCCAAGAACCACGCAGGCATCAAGAAACTCGCAAACTCAGACTTAGAATGTCGAGGAGGCATGTTGATAATCAACCGTTTCAACTTGCCCTGCGCAACCTGCTCCAGCTTTTCCGCAATAACACGGTGATGCTGGCCCTCAATAAAGTTCTCATACACATGATGGGCAAACGGCATGAAATAATCATGCGCCTTTTCACGAGTATCAAGCCGCTTCTTGGCCTCGGTTAAGGCCAAGATCTCTTTTAGGGCGTCCTCTGGTAAGGCTTGTAAATTCATGAGCCGCTCATCAAGTCCTCAGAAGGCAGTAACTCGTCCCCCGTGCCTTGGATCTGGGCCAAACGCCGTAGATACTCAAGCTCGGCATTCGGCGCAATATACCCATAACCATACTGCGGATTTGCAGTAGGTGCCAAGTAAGATGTCGGATCGGACATAACAGGCCCCGCAGGAACTGTTTGATCTACTCCAGGCTGCGGAACGTAGAAGTTATACGCCCCTGTCTGTTGAGGCTGATAATACGGAGAAACAACAGGGCGAACACCTGTACCTAAACCGGCAATACCAGAAGTATAACCCGGGATGGACTCACCGACAGGTACGGTTGTATCGTCGTCATCTGTCCCTGTTACGTCTGTGCCTGTTACGTCTGTGCCTGTTACGTCTGTGCCTGAAGTCTCATCTACTACAGGTTGCTCCACCGTCGTTGTTGTCGCTGCTTGAACAACCGCATCAGCAGTTGTCCCTACATCCACAACGCCATCTACTTCAGAAGAAACCCCCGTCTGCGCAGTCTCAACAGTAGTGGTCGCCGTTCCATCGGTCGCAGCATCAACATCAACCGTAACACCGCCATTGGTCACGGTTGCCGTGCTGTTAACTGCCACATTGTCCGTAGTAGTTTCACCCGTGACACTGTTGTTCGTTGTAACCGTAGCGTTTCCATTTGCATCTGTGACAGTCGTTACCGTTACATTTCCATCACTCGAGGTTGTAACAGTCGCGTCGTTGTTGGCCGTGATTGTCGTGTTGGCGTCCCCAGTTCCAGTTCCAGTTACGCCAGTCGTTGCGTCCCCAGTTCCAGTTACGCCAGTAGTAGTGCCGCCAGTTCCAGTCACGCCAGTAGTAGTGCCGCCAGTAACTATGGTGCCTATACCACCTGTGCCAGTTTGACTCTCACCCATTCCGACAACAACCTGACCATCCGAATACAAAGTTCCGTCGATTACGCCTTCTGCTTTGACATTGTTTGCCGGGTTACCAAGATACATAACACCGTCTCGTCGGTAGACTTTACCAGAGTCGTAAAGAGAAACGACATTGGTGTCGTCATCTGTGCCACCAAGAAGCGTCTCAGAAGCAGTGGAACCCGCTGTTACATCTGACGTATCAACCACCACCGCGCCAGCAGCCACTGCCGCAGCAGCGTCATCGTTCTGAACCGCGTTCGTCGCATTGGTCAAGTTGGCATTTGTTCCAGAGCCAACTGACACAGTCAAACCCGTTTCTTCGTTAGTTATTATAGTATTCCCACCGACATTAGAAACCACTACATTCTGGTCCGTGCCTCCTATCACCGCGTTTTCAGTATTTGTTAAATCACCAACCGTAGTTTCTTCGCCCGTTACACCATCCGCGCCCGTCTGCGTCAGGCTACTTCCGCTCTCAAGGACAGTGGTTTCCACCTCATTTGTGTTCGATGTATTCGATGTATCAACGATAATACTTGTACCCGTGCCCACGTTTACCGAGTTCAAGGTCCCAGTACCAACATCCGTCGTAGTCGAGGAGCCCGTCAAGTCATTCGTAACCGTAACCGAAGTATTACCGTTCGCGTCAACCGCAGTATCAACCGTGTGAGTCTGACCCTCCGCATCCGTAACGGTCTGCGTGTCAATCGTATTAACGCCCTGTGTGTTTGTCTGCGTCAGCGCACCACCAAGATCATCGTATGTAGACCCTGTGCCTGTTTGCGTGTCGTCGCCAGCTGTAGTCAACGCACCATCAGATTTTGCGGACAAGTTCTGTACCGCAGAGCCAACCGTAGACGCCGCACTTGCGCCCGTACCACCAACAGTTTCATATATCGCAGCCGTAAGAACTTGGTCCAAGTACCCCTTGTCGTAATCCGCCGGATTAATGCCCTGATCCTCTAAGGCCTTGATAACCGCAGCGTTTACACCAACCTGCTCCAAACCACCTGAAACACCCTCGGCAGTCAGAACACCAAGTCCTGTCAACGCGCTGTTAATCGCAGTAGGCAATGCCTTCGCCAACGGAGCAAAACCACCCGCCGTCAAAGCAACCAACGTGTCTACCGCACCGCCAGCCAAACCAGATGTGTAAAACGCCTGCGTTTCAGCCGTATCCACAACCGTGTTAAACTCTTCCTCCGACAAGTGGTCCAACGCACCACTGGCTCTCAGAGACTCCAACTCAGTCTTTGTCTCGTTCGCAGCCGCAGCGCCCGCTTCCGCTGTACCTTGCTGGAAGGCCACCGCACCACCAGCCACAGGACCAAGGAGCATGACCGTCCCAACATCCAGACCGAGACCAATTAGTTCTTGGGCCGCGACACTCGCCATCCACGCGCCAGGAGTTATCTTCTCCCCAGCCATGTTATAGCCCTCGTTGTTCGGGTCCGGCATACCATCAGTAATCAGCTTCTTGTACTCATCTGATTGATTGTTCAGTATTTCCTTAGACTGCTCGCTCAAATACTTAACCGCAGGAGCCAGTGCTTCACTAGCAGCGGTACTCGTTGTTCCGGTGCGGTCTACGCCATCTAAATCAGCTATGACTTTCTCGCCAGTATTAGGATCCGTGAACTCGTACTGGTCGATATTATACGAAGACAATATGCTTAAAGCATCATCCGCCATCGTACCTGTGCCCTGAACACGAAGAGATAGCTCCTCCAGGAAACCGCCCACGGTATCGTAACCAAGACCCGCCGCAATCTCACCCAGAGTCAGATCGCTGCCGCCTTTGAGAGCATTAGCCGCGCTCTCAAAAGTATTTGGAGCCTCCTGCAGTGTACCATACTGCTCTCCCATCGCGTCAATGTCTTCCTGCGTTAAGCCAGGGACAGAAAGACCCTGCTCAAAAGCCAGAATCTCCGAAGCCGTAAACCCAGCCGCGTCTAAGTCCGCCTCGGTGTATCCACCCTGCATGCTCGTAAGGCTGTCCACATAACCTTGAAGATCCTCTAAACGCTCTGGCGTGATCGATGGATCTACAGTGGAAGTACCCCCACCAGGAACTACCGAGAAATCCGTTCCACCGCCGTCATCTATTTCAGATAAATCCACCGTCGTGCCCGTACCGAGAGCACCCTCAATCGAAGTTCCAATGTTATCGCCAGGAGTTATCTCAACTTGCAGAGGCTCCTTAACCTCATAGCCGTCAGTATAAGTAACTCCCCCATATGTACCCGTAAATCCTACACCGTTCCCCGTAACTAACCGCTCTGATGGGTCAGATAGATCAAAATATACATCATCACGAGTGTCCCCAGGCACAACCGAGAAATCCGTTCCATCGCCGTCATCAATCTCAGTGAGATCTACACCAGTCTCGGTCTCCGTAGTAGAACTGCCTAAATCGATATTCGCGCCCTGCAAATCCTCAGCCGTGGACTCACCACTAATAATCTGATCCAAAGCCGTAGTGTTGTCGTCCGATAACGTAACCCCGCCACCGCCAGTAGTGACATAAGTCGTAATATTATCGTTATCTATGTCGTCATTCAAAAGCTCCGAAGCAGTAACCGTGGCCTCAGATCCACCAATGCCTAAATCCGCGTCTAAATTACGGCCACCAGAAGTACTTGTTGTCTCCTCGGCATCAGTAGTAACTGTTGTCAACGCGCCATCAAGATCGTCGTAGGTGCTCCCCGCCGCAGCCGCAGCCTCTGCCGTGGGGTACGCATCCCCGTCAGCGCCCAGGGTCCAACCGTGGTTCGCAACAAGGGCCTCGTCTACGGCATCAGAACGAGTGCCCTGCTGCTCCGGATCCGGAACAAAGCCCACAAATTCGCCGCCCTCGTCTAAGTAGACTTCTCGGCCATTGGGTAATGTCGTGGTTGTTAAACCAGAAGCAGAAGTTGTCTGTCCAGTGGCAGCATCAACGTAGGTCGTAGCGTCATCGGAACTGGAACTCATAGAGTTACCAGCATCTAACTCAGACTGAGTCACACCAGTGTAAATACTCTCATTATCATTACGAGTGTTAGACGTGATGTTGATCGTCTCACCAGCCTTGATGTTGTTAATATCAATGCCAGGATTATCCGCCTTGATCTGCTCAATCGTAGTGTTGTTGTCCAACGCAAGCTGAGAAACAGTGTCACCAGACTGAATCGTCTGCGAACTGCTGCTGCTGCTCTGCGAACCTCCACTCGTCTGCGTCCCCGGCGTATTCGGGTCAGTGTCGAGCTTGGGGTTGTTCGGATCACTGTAATCGTTTTCATAAACCGTGGCAGGAGGTGGGTCGTTGTTGTCATCGCCACCGCCGCCACTCGGCTCGTCATTCTTAAAGGTCCGAGGATCAAGAAACGCCGAAAACAAAAACGGGTTGTATAAACTGTAGCTCATCTTAGACCTTCCTCACAAAGTAAGCGCCAACGCAATCGTAGCCCCTACCACTCAATATCCCATTAAAGACCCGTGGATCAAGTTTCGATGTCTGACCAATCCGTATGTCAACAACACCCAACTCTTCCGCCCAAGCCTCAAATAACCCCAATAACTGAAGCCCGACCCGCGAACCGCGCTTCTCAGGTACTACATACCACAAACTGTCGCCAGCAACCAAGTCACGACTAAAGAAATAAGGATTGGCCTTCCCAGCAAATACCCCAACAGCCTCACCATCTTCCCAAGCTAACCAAAAAACATGCTTGTTAAGATGCGTGTAACGCTGCGCATTCTCCAACAAATACTCAGGATCAAGGACCAAGTGACTATGAGCACTCTCCGAATGAGCCTTCTTACCTAACTGCAAAACAGCCCGTACAACTTCCGGACGAAAATCCCGAACCAACTCAAACGTAACTGAATCGCTAACCAAATCCTTCATCGCTCGCACAAACTCTCAATAACAAGGTCCAAGGCCCCAGGACCAAGATACCCGAAACCCAAATGAAAATAAAGTGCGCATAATTTTCCAGGCTAGGGAACCTAATGAACCTGGGCCTTCTTCGCCCTCTTGGTCCGCCTGTAACTCCGGTTCTTACTAGCAGATAACACCCCAAGATTCTTCTCACTGTTGTCCCGAGGATTGCCGTTCCGATGAGTAACGTCCTTCCCATCACCCTTCTTAACCTTCCCAGATCGCTCCATCGCACGACGAGCCGCGTTCCGAGATGCACGGTTCTTCTTCTGCTTAGGCTTGGAATGGTAATTCCGATACTCGGCAGCGTAATCTCGGGCCATGGTCCGTTCTCCTTCTGTTCTCAAATGGTATTATACACGAATGAATCTACAACACCAACATTATAGGGGGCTGACAGCTCCGACGGCCCGCAAATAAGGGGGTGATGGGGGTCGGCCCCCCGCACAATATCGATAGGTATCTGGCCCAGTAACCCCTAACGCATGTGTGTAGCAGAGTGGTCATTGGTTCTAGGACCTGTGCTCTGGGTAAGCTCGTTTCTATACCCCCGGGGGTGCTGCAGGTTCTAGAAAAGTTTTGGTTTCGACCTTTTGTTTTTTGGTGGGAACAGATGCAATAGCTGGGCGTCCGGGCGGGCTGTCGTGAACCAAGACCCTTCAGGTCTTGGCCCTACGGGCTTCCATCCCTGACGCATATGATCCTTGACGGATCATGTCAGTCTCCGAACTGACAGTCGGCCAACGGCTAGCCGCCCCGTTGGATCGTGCTGCTCGACAGCGGAACCGTCCCAATATGCGGGCTAGAAGGGTCTGCGGTACGACACGCCGAGCACCATTCCACGGGAAAATCCTTCAGATGTTCTCTCGCTCCATGCCGCTCAACATGACGTACCTTGCCAGCCTTCTAGGTCCGCTCTCTCCTAGACTACTACACACACACATGAACCCCCGTGCGGATTGTCCCCCCGGGAGGCCATCCCATTTAATGCGTCGTCAACCCCACATGCTCCAACGCTACGCTTATGTGCGCGTGAGGGGTCGGGAGTTTGCCCAAAATGCAACATCACAGAACCTGACGCAACGTCATGGGTGCCTCGCTCCAAGGGTTACCCTCAGTGCCAGTGAGCCCATGACGTAGCATCAGAACCTGAGATCTTGCATTTTGCGCCGCTCTGCTAAACTCCCTTGACGATTCCCTCGTAAACTCGGCGCGATTAAATGTGCGGCAAGTTGATGGGACAATGCACGAAGTTCCATGTGCGTTGTAGTTGTAACCAACCATAGGAGGCCATCATGGTCGTGGACTTATTCAAGCATCTTCATGACGAGTACATCGCAGCAGTCGAGTCACAGTACTTCGAGCTTTGGTACAATATCAACCCCGCTAACGTGCAATACGAGCCAGGTGCGGATGAGATCCCGTTCTAAGCATTACTCACTACCTTAACTAGCAACTTAACTAATACGGAGGCCATCATGGCTAAACTATCTTACTCTTATAACAGCATCACCGACACACCACTTCCATCGGATCAGACTCTTCGCGAGATGTTCACCATACTCGAGACGCTCAAGTACGCTATCGACAACAACCCTCGGGTGACCAGCTACTCTGCCGAGTGTGTCTTGTACGATCACTACAAGCAGATGATTGCTGACGGCTTGAAGCAGCTTCGGTCCGATGCAGAGCAGCGGCTCTCGTACTCCATCCCAAAAGAGTCTGCGGCTGACGTGTACAAAGCCCGCAGCATCGAGGAAGCTGCATAATGCAAAAGCAGAACTTATTTGCTACACCCGAATCATGGGAGGACCTACTTCAGTGGGTCCTTCTACACCCTCAGTCAGATCAAGTTCACATCCTCACGGGCGCAATGATGTCCTGGAATCTAGCTTGCGACATACACAACTCAACTAAGGAATCAAACGATGGATAATCTTACAACACAACTCACCGACATCATCATCGCCATCATTCAGGACAAGGTGGACGAGCGGATCGAGATGAAGCTCGCCGACATTCAGGAGGGTCTCGACACCGCAGCATCGTTCGATATCGAGGACCATCGTACCGACATACTCAACATGGTCGAGGAGGACTTCGACATCGACGACAAGGTCGATCACGTCCTCAACATGAAGACCTTCACCGTCACTGTAGACTAACCAACCAGCGGGGGCTTCGGTCCCCGCACCACCTCAACTAAGGAGACTACCAACATGAAAAGCGGAATCATTTACAAGGGGCCAAGCCAACTCGACGGTAAGCCTATTGTGGTTATCGCCACATACTCTAACCGCAACACCAAGACAGGAGCCGTCGTTCAGACGTACATCCTGACCACGGAGAATCCTCTCGAAGCCAGCAAGACAGGCAGAGACTCAACCATCTGCGGCAGCTGCATCATGCGCGGCACCCCAACAGATGACCCCAAGCGCAAGATCGCCAAGGGCCGACGCTGTTACGTCAACCTCGGGCAGGGTGTCC